CACAGTGTACACTACCATGCCAACCTGTCAACTTATTTTTAACTACATTCAAATGTCTTTGTGTATCCTCTTCATCTTGCCCTTCTACCTGTGGGTTCTTAGCAATCAGAATCATCAAGTCAGCTTCAGCTGCTTTACCTGTACGTGACCCTTCCATCATGGCTTGGTTCAGTATAACTTTACCTTCAGCTTCAGCAGACAATTGTGACATATAAAAGACTGCACACTCATGTTGTTTAGCTATCTGTCTAGCATGTACTGCATTAGCCTTTAGTGCTTCATCCTGTCTAGCAAAGCCACCTGTACGTGCAAACTTATCTCCCATATCCAAGAGTACCACATCAGGTTTGTATGCCTTACACACACTCTCAACCCATGCCATGTCTCTACCTGTCGCATCCTTAATCTTGATTCTATCTTTAACAGGTGCATACAAGTCACGTGCTTTAGCAGGGTTAGCTTTTATCTCTCTCATCTCCATGCCTGTTGATGCAGTCAAGTATCTAGCACCTACTCTGTGATAGCCTTCTTCGTTACACAGGATGATGCAGTTAGCACCTTGATGTGCAAAACCATTTGGACTAGCAATCAAACTTGCATGAAAGGATGTCTTACCTGTATTAGGTCTAGCACCAATCTCAATCAAGTGTCCTGCATTCACACCTTCTACCTTACGTGTAAGGCTAGGTATATTGAATGTCCATCTAGCTTCTAAATCATTCTTAGCTAGTAAGGTATCTAAGTCAATGTCATCCCACTCAATATTTAAGTTAGGTGTAAAGTCATCCCCATAATGCTCAAGTATATTACGAAGAGGTTCAAGAGAGGACTTAGCACCATTAACATAGTCAAAGCCAAGATTAGCAATGTCTTCACCAACAACCTGTTGGAATAATTTTGAGAGTACTTCTTGTGCGATATCAGTTCCAAGTGGTTGCTCCTTCTTTATCTGATGAAACAAACTAGAGTATGCTTGCTTCTGTGCAGTAGTCATTGATGGATTGTTAGCCATGAACAATGCTTCAATCTCATCAGGTGTTACTGTTCTCTCATACACATCCATAGCTTTATCTATGGCACTCTTTATCTGTCGTACATCTTTACTAAATAATCTGTCAGGACATTTAGCACCTCTGTGGTCATCATAAAATGACCTGTCCATTAAACTTCTTATCAATGATAATTCCATGTTGGTTACTCCTTCTATTGTTGATGGGTTAGTTGTTGTAAATTCTCTATGTCTATAGGCTTACGATATTTCAAGTCATCTGTCAATCTAAGAACTTTAATATCATTAACGTATCCTCGTAACTCTTTTGCAAAGGCTAGTGTTTTGGGCAATGCATCAGGGTCTAGTGCTATAATCGCTGTTGAGAACTGTGAGAGATACCTCTTATGTGATTCTGATAATGACGTACCCAACACAGCTAACCCAACATATACATCATTGCCTACAACTGAAGCACTCACACAATCCTCAACAACTACTGCTACCTTGCCACATCCGTAGGTGTAAGGCAGACTATTCTTTCCGTATCTCTTCCACTTAGGTAGTCTATTTGTAACTGACCTACCTACTGCATCCACAGTAGTGCCATTACTTTTAACTAGGAACACGACACGTTTTTCTTTTACATCATAGTGTAAGTCAAGTTCATCTGCATTTAACTTCCATAGTTTGCAGAAGTCCATGACCTCTTCTCTATCTCCATGTGGTACTACAAAGTCAGGTAATACAAACTCAACCTCGTCTGTATCAGTCACATCATCTGTGATAGCATCACGTATATCTTGTACTGACAGATGTACTCTGTGTCCACCTTTAGTTTCACATGTAGCTTTGTAACAATTCCAAATCATTTTACCTTTGTTGTTTGTTACAGTAAATGTTTTATAGCCTTTACATACAGGACAATTAATTCTTTTTGTCATACCATTAGGTACATCTAAATCTTTTACTATTTCATTTACATTTATCATTATATATCACTTTCCTTGTCGGCATTTACTTGCTTATACCATGGGTTTTACGTAGTGTCAATGCATTATTTGCAGATTCATACGTATTTTTCATATAAGGTTTCACAGATTGAGGGTTAGCATGACCTGTGACAGACATAATCTGACCCATTGGTACTCCTGCTTCCACCATTTCTGTTGTACCTGTCCTTCGTAAGTCCATCATACGTAATTCACTAGGCAAATTAGCCATGTCCATTAGTCTTCTACCTACTTTTGACAGTCTCACTAACGTGTAAGGCTTATATTCTCCACGTACAGGTCTATAATGTGGGGTCACATAGGGTTGAAAACCATATTCTTCCTTCTGCTGAACTAACATTTCCAATAAGTCAAGTGAAATTGGTAGGTGTACTACACTTCTTCTCTTGGACTGTTGCAAATTTAGCACACTTTTATCAAAATCTATGCTTGAGAACTGCAATAATCGCATATCTCCTATACGTTGACACCATTCATATGCCATTTGTACTATCAAACCTACATTTCTGTACTTAAAATCACTATAAGCTACGTCTAAAAACTGTATCACTTGCTCTTGTGTCCACACAGTACGTCTAACATGTGTAGATTTACGTTTGAAAGTAGAGAAAGGGTTGCTCTCAGCATACCCCATCTCCATTCCATATGAATAAACCTTACGTGCTACTGATGTAACAGCGTTAGCCAAGTACACGCCACGCCCAAGCCATACTTCGTATGCTCTGCGTGCTATCGCACCTGACAATTTCGTAAGGTTCAAGGCTGCCAAAGTTTTGCCATCAACTTTTGTGTCCAACAAAACCCTTGCACAATACTGATAATCAACTTTAGTTTTATCAACTAAGCTATTGAAATCATTAGATAAATAATACTTATCTACTAAATTAGTTAGTTGCATTAATATAACCTTTCATAAACTTCAAACCCAAACTCCTGACAATATTCTTCTACTGTGTCTAGTTTAGGTTTCATTGAATTTTCATATCTGATATTTTTCTTTAACGATTTTAAAATGTCATCCAAAGAATCATGTACATCATATTTTTCTTCTACTGTGTAACAATCTCCTGCTCCATCATAATCAAAGTAATCAGAATCATACAAACTTTTTATTATATATTTCTTTTTAATAGGTTCTATAGTTGACGTAACACCTCTAGGTTGCTTCAACCAATCTAGGTAATCGTTGAGCCAATATATTTTACTTTGAATAAACCAAGGTAGTTCCCAATCATCCTCTGACTGTTCAGCTAAATGTTTTACCCACCATCTAGGGGGGAAGAACTTTTTTTTCTCGACATCCCAAAAGATATCATACCAACACCACTTTTCTATATTACCATCTTTATCATATTTAGGCATATTATTTCTCCTTACTTTTGTTGAGCAATGCAAGTGATGCACGTTCAATACGTTTATTATATTGTAATTCATAACCTGTTCCTGCACCTAATGATTGCTTATCTATTAAGTGTTTGTGATAATGTTCTACACTATCCCACTTCTCCTTTAGTTCCCTACATATCTCATCATATTCTGTGTCCTCAATGATAGGTTCATTCATAACATAATATAAATATGAGTGCATGAGATAGTAAGGAACTAACATATTAGGATTTGTTCTCCATATCTGCATTAGTTATATAACAAATTTAGTTGATATAACATATGCTAAATACATAAGTGACAAAGCAAATGTCGTATAAAATACTTGTACCATATCATTCTCCTTTCTTTCTAAGTTTTTCTAACATATTAATTGTATTTCTAATAAGATTAATATTACTTTTTAACTGTTCAAAATACCAACCATCTTTCTTTCGTATTGCTTCTCTTCTTAGCTCATCATGTTTGTGATAATATAATTTAGCTAACACTCTTAAAGCAGAACCTATTTCTTTATTATTTAACATCCACATAGACTCTCATATGTGATGACTCATTCAAGCCTTGACCCCAATAGGTAGCACCTGTACCCTTGAGTTCTTCCTTAATGTGTTGTCCACGTACTCTCATCTTATACGAGTCTTTGTTAAGATACTTCTTCATAGTGTCAACAAACTCTTGACCATCTGTATCGTTAGGTATCTCGCTGAACACATAGTTACAACCTTTCTTGTGTGTTGCCTTTTCATATTCCTTTCTCCACATCTCTGCTCTAGCTTTCCACCTATCTACTTCTTTCCAAGCTATGTCATATGCTTCAGCTTTAACAGTAGGTTGACTATTCACTTCAGCTAAGGCTTCTTTGACTTTGTTGAATGATTGTTTCTCTACCATGTTCATAGCTTTCTCTTTCCACATATCACGTTCCTTCGCTATCTTGAGTGCCGTATCTGTAACACCTACTTGCCTGTTCAACATACGTTCTTGATGCCTAAATGCTCTGACTAAATACACAATATCCATGTCAGCAATTTTTATGGGTTCATCTCTATGAAAAGAATGATGCTCTACTTCATCTAGCTCATACATATCTGCAGGTAGTTTACCAATTACTGCTTCTGCTATTTTAATTAACTGTTTTACTTTCATCTGTAAATCTCTCCTTTATTCTAATTGGGTCTGTATATATTTTTCCTTTGTGTAGTGCTACTACTTCTACACCTAACTTTCTTTGTTCGTCTGTAGATGTATTAGCATAGACAGTAGTAACACCATCTTTATCTTTATATTCAGTTGTAGTTTTAACATCATATAATGATATCTCTTTAGTCTTAGGACATACTACAATTATGTCTATTAGTCCTGTGCTACCCATATTTCTAAACACTTCATATCCTTGCTTTAAAAAATGAGTAGCAACTTCTAATTCAGTTATATCTCCTGTCCTACTTGTTGCTAACTTAGGCAATTTGTTTCTCCTCTAGCCATTGTGGTTTCTCTGTATATTTATACCTAGCAAATCTAAGCTTGTCAACTATATAAAACTTTCTATATGCTTCAATAGGAAAGAACTCATCTGTCTTCAAGTCATCATGCCCACTAAAACATTGTGGGTGTGGTGTCATAAAGTTCTTCCAATCAGGTACAAACTTCCTGCCTTCCCATAAAGGTGTAAAGTGTTTGACTGCACCATGTATCTTTTTATATCTCTTAGTGTATTCAGTCAACATGGCATCATATAAACCAAATGCCCATATGTAATTAAGCTGACACTCCATTGCCCATAATGTGCAAGGGTGCTTCTGATGCACAGGTTTATATAACCCATGCTCCTCTGCATACTGTGGTGCATGATGCCATAGTGTAGTGCATAGCATCTGTGCTTCTTCAAGTGGCATCTTGACTATGTGTTGGTCACATAGAGACTTAGCAATCTCTTGTGGTGTTTGTTCTATAATAAATCTATTCATGTTCTAACCTTTCTATTTTAAGTATTGTTTCTTTTAATATGTCTAAGAATTTTAGAGTTTTGGGATTTAGTTTATCAGCATCCCCAACAGTAAACATAATCTCTTGCCTTACATCATACAATTCAAATAATACTTCTTGCATCTGTGTATGAAAAGGGTCTTTTAAATGGTGTGTGTCTGTCATTTCTTACTCCTATTCAAATGTTTGTTCTATCCATACTATTTTTTCATTTATCATATCTATTATTTGTTGTGTGTCGTAAGCCATCATATGAAAAGAAAAAGTACCATGTTCCTCTTTACCTAATGGGTGTTCTATCTCTACATAATATCTATTCATGCTATCTCCTTATCATTTATTTTAGTTCTGCATACATCTGTACCTAACATATCAAACATAACACAACCATAGTCATAGCCTATCTTATAGTAATGATGTGTCTTAGTGTCATCTCTTTCGCC